TTTCACTGATGCGTTGTCTATTAGTGCTCATGATGCGATAAAACTAAGAAAAAGAGAAGAATGGGAGTCAGTATTGGAAGATTTCCTTACTTGCCCTGAGAGATCCGCTAATCATCTTGTATTAGGTATGAATAAGGAGCAAAGAGAGCAAGCAATGGGTCTAGAGGGCAATTCTAGCGTAAAAACGTGGATATAAACCGATCCCTCACGTATACAGGGGACGAGAAGGGTGGACTCGACCCCAAGAGGGAGACTAACATCTCCCTCAACCTATTACTGGTTATCTTATGAGTAGATAACTCTTAATATACTACCACTAACCCCCAACCGAAGTAAAAACAGTACCCTACAGAATTTTACCATAAATTTTAGAAGCCTATTCACGTCCTCGCAGGGACGTACAGCCCCCCAGTGGGTAATTGTTAACAGGAACGACTGCGATTAGTCTGTATTATTAATAAGAATTAATCCGAATTGCACAGTATTAATAACAGAAACTAATAATTATTAAAAGTAATACTAATGCGAAGCGATCTGTAAGCGTCTCGTCTTACGACTCATGAGATTCACAATCAGGTGTCTCAAATGAGACGTGTGATACTGCTCAAATCTTGATTCAGTCTCAGTTTGGACTGCTATAATAGTGGTATAAGACAAAAGGAGATTCCAAATCATGACAAACATCAAAACAGTTACAAATACAGCCTTCGGCAAGACATTACACTATGTTGTAGATAACAACTATGCAGATGCTATTAGACAATTAACTGGTAAAAAGACTATTAATGATAAAGATATAGTAGCATTAATGCAGTTAGGTCTTACAGTTAACGACAATACATTGTCAGAATTAGTTGCAGTTTAATTATATATAGGAGTTATTATTATGAATCATTCAAGATTTAAATTCTATCATCATAGTACAGAATATTATAAACAACTATATAATTCTATTAAACAATTAGAAGAAAGTTGTAAGGAAATTAATTATACAGTATTACCATCTACAATTAATTATAATAGAAAATCAAAATTTATTAAAGGTAATAGTAATACAAATAAGATGCATAAGAAAGTTGGTTGAGACAGATGTGAGTCTTATGAGATTCACAATCATTATCACAATCAGTCTCATGCGACTTATTATACTCATGATTATCACTTGAGATTCCACACATTCGCAAGTTAGTCTCAAAATAAGATGCTATAATAAGTATATACAACCAATTTTTATCTAACATTTTCACAATCACAGCAAGAACACACAGGAACGTACATGACAACAGCACAGGATACAGTCCATTCACAGGGACGTAGCACATATGATGTCTATTTCGAGATAGACTGCGACTGCGAGGAGCTACTCGACGCTATCGGGCTAGACTACAAGCAGTGCGAGGACGATGACACACAGAACGAGGTACTCATATCATTAGACAAGGACGAGTACTGTGACGTGTTCGAGACGATACAGTTTGCCAAGCTCAATGAACAGGTCATAGCATCACGCATACTCAATCCAGAACTAGGCGAGTACACTACCAAAGTGTCAATCTATACACCATCAGGAGACAGGATAATCTTCTTTTAAGTAAAAATACTTATTGACTTTTATCAGAATTTAGCTATAATATAATTAGGAGGACAAATGCTTACATATACTTTACTACTTAGTTTACTTCTCTTTACACCTCAAGAGTTTGTTAACTTATACAACTACCAACAAGCACAACCACAACTATGTTACATCACTTAACACTAGGACGTAACAAGCCTGACGGCGGTTATGTCTCAGACCTCGACTGGCAGATGTATTGCCAAGAGGTACTCGATTCTAACTTTGACGGTTACACTATCACAGACGCAGTGGGAACATGGAAGTCTGACTTAGAAGATACCAAGATAGTTATTATCAATACTACCAACCAAGACAAGGTAGAAGATGTCGCTTGGCTTTACAAGGACATGTTTGACCAAGAAGCTGTAGGTCACTACGTTACATCACCAATGGAGTTTATTTAACATGGAAACAGCAACAGAAAACGCATACTATTCAATACTTGACACATACACACCACTTGACATCAAGGACATACTTACCAATGGTGCTAGTCGCAAGGCTATACATCACAAGAGCAAGGATGACATACTTGAGTGGTACGCAGAGCATAACGAGGGCTTGCATCATACATTACTTGACTCAAGTCCAAGATGTTTTACCTACTACATGACATGTATGGCGGCATACAACCAGTCAGACAAGACTCATAGTGACCAATACTATTTCATCAGGGACATAGTATGGCTATTCATTGACGGAGTTGCTAAAGAGTTAGGCGAACAGTATGAGCTTAACACCAAGACAAGAGAGGAGATACAAGATGAAATGCTTGCTATCGACCTCAAGCACAGACAAGCACAGTTACATGTCATTGACGGAGGTAAGTCATGATACGAGTACCAGCATGGCAACCCGTTCTATACGAAGCTAGTATAGGTATTGCTACATTACTTGACGAGATCGACGAAGAATGTGGTGACGAGGGCGAGGAGTTATACGAACACGCATCAGCACTACAACTACAAATCACAAGACTCGAAAGAATACTGTACGAGGAGAAAACACATGGGATCTGAAGAATTAATTAACAAGGAAGCAGAGGATTTCATTAAAGAATATGCTACCGACCATCACAAGCACTTTGGATTCTATCCTTATGATGTCGCAGTGAATGGCAGAATATACACATTTGAAGAATACAGGAGGATACTAAATGTTTAACACATACATAGAGGACAAGGCAATGATACCAGTACTACTAGCGTATGACTGGATGATTAGCCATGGCACATGGACTGACTGTCCTTACGAGACATATGTAGCTCTCAAAAAGAAAGTTATACATAATGGCAATGCCAAAGTATTATGTTGATTTCAAAATATTTTATTGTCAACCTTTAAAATTTTTGCTATTATAATAATATGAATATCTTTGTTACAGACAGCTGCCCAGTACAGTCAGCTCGCAACCTACCCGACAAGCACATTGTCAAGATGCCACTCGAGACATGCCAGATGCTGTCAATCATATACAGCGACTGGTACTACGGCGTCGGCAAACTGTACAAATCAGACGGCAAGCCATACCGCACAGCACACGGTGCGTTTCGCAACCATCCATGCACACAGTGGGCTGCCGCCAACCAATACAATCTTGCATGGCTCATATGTCACGGTCTTGCATTATGCAAAGAGTACACACTACGTTACCACAAGGTTCACACTTGCCAAGACGTATTGTTACAAGCACGACGTATATATACACGTTGTTTCGACGTGCCTATTCTTGACGCCGCTGTTGTATGTATGCACACCAACGACTTCACTCGTGCCATGCCAGAGTCTATCAAGTTCGACACTACTATCGACACAATCACAGCGTACAAACGCTATCTTAACACCAAGCCGTGGCTAGCTAGTAACTATCTACGCATACCATCACGTAAACCATCATTTATCAAAACCACCATGACAACAACACCAAACAAATCAGACCTACCTATCTACGACTTCTCTACTACACCAGAACAGAGAGCAGCAGAGCAAGCTAAGATGGACGCAGCTATTGCATCAGCAGAGAAAGCTATGAAAGATGCACCAGCAGTCAGAGCTATCAAAGAAAAGCAGTTCAAGGATGCACTTGTCAAAGAGACTCAAGTTGCTAAAGCTAAAGGTCTAGTACCAGCCAAGAAGCCAGCCGCTAAAAAGTCAGGCAAAGCAGGCAGAATCGTAGGTATCTCCAAAGACGAGAACGAGTTTATCCAAGAAGTATTACAAATGATTGCAGATGACCCAGAATTAGGTGCAAGCAACCCAAACTTTGTTAAAATACAAGCAAGATACAACAAATAATTAGGAGATAACTATGCCAAACCATTGCCACAACAGGGTTACATTCTATGCTAGCCCTGAGCATAACGATCAGATCGCTGAGATCAAGCAGATGTTCTTAGATGAGAATATCTTTACGCAGATCATACCAGAACCAGATTGGTTCAACACACCACTTATATCTAGCGAAGTGTCAAACTTTGGCAGAGACAGAGGTAAGGTTGGCGAGTTACCAATGCAACCCACAAGTGAGAACGGACATCTTGCACCATTCTTTCCATCAACAGGCAACCCTGACGACAGATGGTATGACTGGAGAGTCAACCACTGGGGTACAAAGTGGGACGCATATGACGTAGAGGTCACAGATGATGACCCAGATTGTACAGAGATCACGTTCAATACAGCATGGTCACCACCAGAACCTATATGTTATGCCATCAGAGACAAGTATCCTGACATATCAGTCCAATGGTTCTACGACGAGCCGGGCTGTGAACTAGCGGGGTACTTATGATTGACCAGAAACTAAAACCACTATACATGCTCATAAAGGTCGACGTTGACGCAGGCATAGTGTATAATCAGGATAAGGCAGATACCTATGCCGAGAATCATTGCCAGTCTCTCGAGTATGAGCTGGTTGATACTTACTATCCTGACGAAGAAGAATACGTATACATAGCCAAATGATTTACTTACTAGCACTCACAGTAGGTGTCGTTGCCTATGTTGCATACATATTAATTAAATTCAACCCACATTAAATGAAGAAATACATCAAACTATTGACAGTCATCACCAACTGCTTTATAATAGCTGGTGTAACAAGACATTGGATTAGATATGACAACACCGAACTGGCAGCACCACAGCAAGAAGCCGCCCAAATACAAGAAAAAGCCAAGAATGGTGCAGGCTGCCAAAGCCCGTACCAAAGTACTTATCAATAAACTACGTTCACAATCACGCCCATGACACCTATTTACCGCTACTATTGTGCCGACACCGACTGCGGCAAGCACTTTTGCCTGATGGCATCAGACGACATGGAAGCTGCATACAGAGCAGAATCTATGGCTAAAGAGTGGTATAACACCACCCTCAAGGACGTGTATCTTGACAAACACGCAAACCCACACAGACGTTACAGACCCTATGACAAAGAAATACTTTCCCAACCAGTGGAATAGAATAGCTAAATGCCCTGCCGAATGGTTCGAGAGCATTGAGTATGACGAACTCATGGACTGGAAGATGAATGGTTGGGTTATCAGTCCACCATACGATATTATTATTCGTACCAGACACTGCGAGACTGGTAAAATCAAAGAATACACCTACATCAGACCAGATGCAGCTGGTCGCAGGCTGAAGAAGTTGTTAGCTGGACAAGAGCATGAACTCATAGTATGTACACACGATCACATACAACACCTTAAACCAGAGCAATACATCACCGACAATGACAAAGAAAACTTTTATCCCAAGTGATGACGTCTACACTTATGAAAAACAGGCGTTAGATATGCTACCAAAATCACATCCACACTACAGCGAAGTGTATAAACACCTATACAATCAGATACGAGACCAGTTAAATGACATATGTTACACCACAGCAGATAGACCAGCAGATACAGCTGGAGAGGACACAGATATCTCAGGGACTGAAGCGTCTTAGGGATCAGACACTCAAGTTAGAGCAACAAAACTATGCGTCTGCAAGTATATATGGTATAGCCTCGTTACAAACTTTGTTACCACTTGTGGTTGACAAGATCATTTCGACCAATACCAAGATACATCAGGGTAAATATGGAGCAGCGTTCAAGGACATACACATATACCTCGCTACAATCGAGCCGTTGGCTGCGGCTAGTATTGCATGTAAAATTACATTTGATAAAGTGTTCGGTTACAAGGAAGGTTGTAACATTGCAACGAATGTTTGCGAAGCCATTGGTAGGGCTATCGAAGACGAATGTAACATGCGACACTACGAAGAGAACGCACCAGCATTACTGGCAACACTTAAAGAAAACTATTGGCACAGAGCAATAGGTACACAGCAGAAACTCACTGTTATCAAGACGTTGATGAACAGATATGGAGTCAAACAATGGACACCATGGGGTAGAAGCATACGTATCAAGCTAGGTGCATGGCTACTTGACTGTATTATGCAAGCAAGTGGTTGGTTTTACAAGCAACGTATGCGTACAGGTCGTAAGACAACAGTATTCATAGCTCCTACGGCTGAGTTTATGGACATCAAGGATCAAGTCATGGCAAATGCAGAGGTTTTTTCACCGCTTGCGTGGCCGATGTTGATACCTCCGAAGGACTGGACTAATGACTCGCCCGGTGGCTACATGTTAAATGAGCTAATGCAAGGCCACGACTTGGTTAGAAGGGGCGATCCCTCCCGTATACAGGGGGAAATACCTATAGCTTTTCTCAACAAAATACAACAGGTCAAATACCGGCTTAACCCTTTTATAGTAAAGACCGCAGAGTTGTTAGAAGAGAGAGGTATAAGTATAGGTAAGTTTCTCCCGATCATAAATTACGAGCTGCCACCAAAGCCATACGACATTGCAGACAACAAAGAATCCCGTAAGAGGTATCGTAGGGAAGCGGCAGAGGTAATGAATAAGCGAGCAGCAGAGTTCAAGAGATCCTGTCGCACACGCATGACCATGGAAGCGGTACGTCGTTACAAGGATAAGGTGTTTTATATACCTTGGTCTTTCGACTACCGTGGTCGTGCATACCCTATCCCTGCCTTTCTTACACCACAAGACACAGACTTTGGAAAAAGTTTGCTACAGTTTGCTGATGAAGCAGACGAGATATGTGAGAAGTGGCTTGCCTTCCAAGTAGCTACCAGTTATGGTCTTGATAAAGCTACTATGGAAGAGAGACTAGAGTGGACTAGATTGAATGTCTCACTTGTCTCAGCTGTTGCGACTAACCCTATCGCTTTTATTGGCGAATGGGAAGGAGCAGAAGAACCATGGCAGTTTCTTGCTGCCTGTGATGAGTACTATCATTGCTGTGTCAAGCTAGATAGAAAGACTACATCACTACCCGTGGCAACCGACGCTACATGCTCAGGCTTGCAGATACTTGCTGGTCTGGCTCGGGATAAGTCCACCGCTACACTGGTCAATGTCGTCCCCTCTGATAAGCCACAAGATGCTTATGCAAAAGTGGCAGAGACAGCACTAAGCTTAGGGATTCCAACCAGTGTACACCCTGTATGGGATAGAAAGTGTGTCAAACGTACTGTTATGACTATACCATACAACGCTAAACCATTCTCTAACAGGTCTTACATCAAGGAAGCTCTCAAAGAGAAGGGTGTAGAGGTCGATAAAGATGACCTCACCACCATTGTCAGAGCTGTACGTGAAGCTATGCACATCATTGTGCCCGGGCCGATGGCAGTTATGAAATGGATCGAGACAGAGGTGTCTAAGTCTATCAAGCGTGGAGCAGACTACGTTGAATGGACAACACCATCAGGCTTCGTTGTTAAGCAACGGATTATGAAGAAGAAAGTAGAACGTCTAGACCTACAACTTCTCGGCAGATGTCAACTTAGTGTTGCGACAGATGAGACTAACGACGTCGATCTCAGTCGGCACAAGGCAGCTACTGCACCCAACCTGATACATAGTCTCGACGCATCTCTCTTACACCTCGCTGTGCAAGGTTTTGACTTACCTATTGCACTAATTCATGACAGTGTGTTAAGCAGATGTTGCGATATGGATAAACTATCTGCTATAATAAGGGAACAGTACATGTTTCTCTTTGCAGAACATGACTATCTCATTGACTTTGCCCGACAAGTCGGAGCAGAGACAGCACCGCCTATCATTGGCGATTTACAACCTGAAACGGTTATAGAATCCACTTATTTTTTCTGTTAACTATGACAATAGACATTTATAAAGAGGCTTTCTATTCGCCTAGTTCTTTTTTCAGTAGTTTCTTTGCACCAACAGAGATCTACGTCGTGGCAAAAGAGGACATAGAGAAAGCTAAACACGAACAATACCACGCACAACTCAAAGCAATCAACGAAAGGATTGACTACTTAACAACTCAAAAGGCTGAGATTCAGTCTAAGATAGATACATACCACAAGGAGAACAAAACTGATGCCTAAAAACGTCCACGTGACTGACGAGATTAAACTAGAAGGCTTCCAAGCCATACTTGAACCCGGTAAGTTCGGTTACTCACTCGCTGCTATTGTTGGCGAAGACGTGATCGACGCACTTGAGACTGAGAGACAAGCTGTCCTTGCATGGGCACAGTCCAAGTTGAAGAACCCAAAGAGAGCTACACTCAAGCCAACACCATGGGAAGAGGTAGCTGAAGGTAAATACAAAATTAAGTTCTCATGGGGAGAGGACAAGAGACCCGGCGTAGTCGACACCGAGGGAACACCTATCACAGATAAGAAGACACCTCTATATGGCGGATCTACAGTTAAGCTTGGTTTCTTTCAGAAGCCTTATATCCTCAGAGATGGAGTCACCTATGGTAGTAGTCTTAAGCTACTTGGTGTACAGGTCGTAGCTGTAGGAGAAGGAGCTGCTGTTGATACAGACAGCATGGATGAACAAGAAGTAGCCGACATGTTCGGTACTACTGAAGGCTTCAAGACATCAGCCCCTGCACCTGTGACTGTACCTCCAGCTGAAGATGACGATTCAGAAGAGGACTTTTAGGTCTAAGCTAGAGAAGCAAGTCGGCGATCTTCTCGAGCAGATTGGTGTGGTGTATGAGTATGAGACACATAAGATCTCGTATGTTATACAGCACCACTACAATCCTGACTTTATTCTACCCAATGGCATATACCTAGAGACCAAAGGTTTCTGGGATGCCGCCGACAGACGCAAGATACTAGCTGTCGTGCGAGACAATCCAGATATAGACTTGCGTATGGTATTTCAAGCTCCATTCAACAAGATCAGCAAGAAATCCAAAACAACCTATGCCCAATGGTGTGAAAAGCACGGCATCAAGTGGGCAGCAGTACACGCAATCCCCATAGATTGGTTAACATGAACACAGAATCAGAATTTGTGGCACATGAACCATGTCCTAACTGTGGCTCGTCAGATGCTAACTCACGTTACTCTGACGGACACACGTTCTGTTTCTCATGCCACACTTATGTACCGGCGGATGGGGACAATCCACCTATACCAATGAAGAACAATGAACGAGTACAATTCCTCGGATCAGCTGAACAGCTGCACAAACGAAGAATCTCTGAGAAAACCAATGAGTTTTACAGAATATACAGATATGGCAACACGCTTAGGTTCCCTTATCATGACGAGAGCGGGAGAGTTGTCGGTTTCAAAATCAAATCAAAGAAAAAAGAGTTCCACTACGAAGGAGCTTCTACTGAAAGTCTTTTCGGACAACACTTATTTCCAACAAGTGGCAAACGAATTGTCATCACAGAAGGAGAATTAGATGCCGCCAGTTGTTACGAGGTTATGTCAGGTTGGCCGATGGTCAGCTTACCTCATGGTGCGGCGTCAGCCAAAAAAGACTTACAAAAACAAATCCCATTCTTACAGGGATACCAAGAAATCGTCCTGTTCTTCGACAACGATGAACCGGGGCGTCAGGCCACTGAACTTGCCTCGGGAATACTCCCCTCCGGCAGGGTTAAGGTTGCTAGACTTGACAATTACAAAGATGCTTCAGACGCTCTCCAAGCTGGGGACGCTGACGCAATCAGACGAGCCATCTGGGACGCCAAGCCATACAGACCAGACGGTATCGTAGACGGTAAGAGCATGCTAGATGTAGTAACTGCTCCAACTGAAGCAGCCAAGTGGGACTACCCATTCAAGGGTATGAACGACATGCTACATGGCATAAGATATGGCGAACTTATTACGATCACAGCTGGTACTGGCTCTGGTAAGACATCATTTGTCAGAGAAATAGCATCAGGATTATGTGAGCGTGGTGAGACTGTTGGTATACTAGAACTAGAAGCCAACAACAAACGTACAGCACTTGGCTTGATGTCAGCTGCTGTAGGTAAAGCACTCCACATCGGAGAACATGATGAACAAGAACTAAAGGAGGCATTTGATGCTACGCTTGCTAATTGGAACGTATATCTTTTTGATGGCTTTGGCTCTTTTGACCCGGATGTTATTTACAACAGGATCGAATACCTTGCCAGTGGACTGGAATGTCGTGTTATATTCCTAGACCACCTCAGCATCTTGCTGTCAGGACTTGACGGCGATGAAAGACGTATGATAGACTCTACTATGACTAGACTAAGAAGTCTGGTAGAGCGTACAGGCATTACATTATACTTAGTATCACACTTACGGAGATCAAACAGTGACAGTAATTCGCACGAGGAGGGAGGACGTGTATCCCTCGGACAACTACGAGGCTCTCATTCGATCTCTCAAATCAGCGATACAGTCATCGCTCTGGAGAGAGACCAACAAAGCGAAGATTCTAACAACATTACAACTGTTAGAGTTCTTAAGAACAGATATTCGGGAGAAGTTGGCGTCGCAACCAGATTGACCTACGACCTATCCACCACTAACTTTTATGAAACTACGAAAGATGAACAGCCAGAGTTCGACCCAACAGTCGACTTCTAGACTGATAAGACCCGAACCACCCACGGAGACAGATGTTGAAAGAGCACAATTCAAAGACAAAACCTATTACCCTCCTGTTCGACCTAGAAACAACGCCAATAACAGCGAGAAATAAAGAGATCCACTGTCTAGTCACGATGGACTATGACACAGGTGAGATCACAAGGTACAACGACACAGGAGCAACCGAACCTATAATCAGAGGAGTTCAGTATCTAGAACTTGCTGATACTATTATAGGACACAACATCATTGGCTTTGACTTGCCAGTGATAAAACATATCTACCCTTTCTTTGAACCAAAGGGTGTTATTGTAGATACACTTATACTATCAAGGCTATACCACGCTGACATGCTGAATACCGACAGAAATGCACAGCACAAAGGTATGCCTACCAAACTGTATGGTCGCCACTCTTTGGAGTCATACGGCTACAGGTTGGGAGAATACAAGGGGAACTTTGGAGAGACTTCCGACTGGCTGGAATGGAGCAAGGAGATGGAGGACTATTGCGAACAAGACGTTATTGTTACAAATAAATTATGCCAACATTTCCAGCCCTACCTGACTGGGTTCAATTAGAACACCAAGTCGCACACATACTACAACGACAAGAAGAACATGGATGGTATTTCGACCAACGAGCAGCCTACGAGCTCGAATCAACTCTCAGAGGAGAGCTGGAAGAAGCTACAGGCTTACTACGCAAAAAATACGGCTTCGTTAGCGGAGCAGTGTTTACACCTAAGCGAAATAACAGGACACAAGGGTACGTACAAGGATGCCCATTTACAAAACTTAAACAACTTAACCCCACCTCACGAGACCACATAGCATGGATACTGAAGACACACGAAAACTGGACACCGACTCAACTGACTGCGACAGGGAAGCCCGTCGTAGACGAGACTGTATTAAAGGATATTGGGTCGGAGACAGCCCAGTTGTTTCTTCGATGTCTAGATATTACCAAGAAATTGGGGATGATCTCGGAAGGCGTGAACGCATGGCAGAAGCTTGTTACGACGTGTAACAGGATACATCACCATTGTTCTGTCGCCACCAACACATTTCGATGTGCACACAGAAAACCAAACCTCGCACAAGTACCATCAGATGAAAGATTTAGAAAACTATTTACGGCTACACCTACTAAAGTTCTGGTCTCTGCCGATCTTAGTGGCATTGAGCTCAGGATGCTCGCCCACTACCTCGCAAGATACGATAAAGGACGTTATTCAAGAATCCTTACCACAGGAGACATTCACCAAACTAACGCCGATAGAATTGGAATCACTAGGAGACAAGTTAAAACCGTTACCTACGCCTTCCTTTACGGGGCCGGCAACATCAAACTAGGGAGGAGCTTTGATAAGTTACTATCCGAAGAAGCCGCTGCACGAAAGGGAGCGGATATACGTAAGGCTTATGTGGATGCCATTCCGGGTCTTGCGGAGTTGCTACAGGCTTGTCAGAAGTGTAGTCAGAGAGGTTATGCAAACGCCATCGACGGTAGGCGTATCGGCGTTGACAAAGGGCATAAGTTTCTCAATTACCTCCTACAGGGATCAGCAGCGACAATCGCCAAAAGATGGATGGTCACCATAAACCAGTGCCTTCCACCTGACGGTCACCAGCTATCGTTCATACATGACGAACTGAACTATGAGTGTTACAGGCGTGATTGTGAACAACTAGCTAAATGGCTTGAGCTTGCAGCCAAATTAGCAGGCGAATATTACCACCTAAGATGCCCTATCGCAGCAGAAGCTAAGATAGGACAAACTTGGGCTGACGTACACTAAAACCACCATGAACATACTAATAGATGCAGACTTCATAGTATATAAATGCTGTGCAGCCTGTGAAACAGAAATAGACTACGGGGAAGACGTTATATTTGTGACATCTAACTTTAGTGACGCTTACAAAGCTGTTACAACAGAGATTAGCAAGATAACCTCTCATTTTGGCGGATTTGCCGACCCAATACTCTTCTTTTCGGACACCAAAAATTTTAGGAAAAAAATTTCTCCAGATTACAAAGGTCATCGAAACAGAAAAAAGCCCTGTGGCTATAAACGTGTAATATCTAGTTTAAAGATACAATACAACGTAATAATTATGAAAGAGTTGGAAGCTGACGATGCAATGGGTATCTACGCTACACAACACCCCGGCAATGTCATTGTCTCACCTGATAAAGATATGAGACAGATACCCGGCAAACTATATGACCTCGAAACCTCTAAAGATATCACCGCTGAAGAGGGTGCTAAGTGGCATCTGATACAAACACTAGCTGGCGATCAGACTGATGGCTACAGTGGAGTACCGGGAATCGGAGTCAAGAGAGCAGAAACACTGTTCAATAAAGAAGGCTACAGCTGGTCAACAGTTGTCAAAGCATTTACGGACAAAGGACTGACCGAAGAAGACGCCCTTTTGAACGCAAGGCTTGCCAGAATACTTACCATAGATGACTATGATACCAAGCAACAAACACCCAAACTCTGGACTCCCCAAGAAGCCTTTGCTATTGACAATGGAGCAGCAGTTCAAAATGAGATTGATTGAAGATAATTTACGTAAAAATTATGACAAGAAGGAGGACGTTGTGACTGTCTTCCTTGCTTTACAAAGACAAAACTTCGCATTAACTAATGCACTCAAAGACCTAATAGAAAACAGTATTATTATTTAAAATGTCTGAACTTATCTCCCGCACTGGACGGGTACAGTCTTGGATAGATGATCCTACATCAAGACTACCTGTATCATGCACAACCTTCGTTGTTGAAGACAGCATGGAAGGTGAAAACGGCATCGAAGCTAGCTGGAGATTCGCAAGTCATGCACTACGTTATGGTGCAGGCTGTGCAATCCACCTGTCTAAGTTAAGACCAGCCGGACACACAAATGACAAAGGACTTGTGGCTACTGGCCCAGTCAGCTTTGGCAAAATATATTCAGCTCTAAATGAAACCTTGAGAAGAGGTGGAGCTTATAAAAACGGAGCCATCGTACTCCATCTAGACTTATCACACCCAGATGTGGTAGACTTTATAACAGCAACAAGATCTGAGTTACCTTGGGTCAAGAGATGTGTCGACATCGACGATGAGATGTGGGCATTTGCAGATCAAGATACAAAGGACGCATTAATCTATGGAATCAAATCAGGAGACATCTGGCTCAACAAAATCAAACATGACCCCAATACCGGGGAGCGTATCTATGGAAACGTCTGCCTTGAAGTATACTTGCCCTCACGTGGAACTTGCTTGTTACAGCATGTCAATCTCGGTGCCTGTACACTCGACAACCTACAAGAGGCTTTCGTATCAGGCATGTCCGAGTTGTGTGATCTCCATGGCCGGACAGGTGTTGG